TCCATTTGCGGTTCCATTTTTTTTTGTTTTTCATTCATCATTGGACGTTGGACGTTCAATGTTGGACGTTCGTCTTTTTACAACAACGGGTCGCTCCCGATACAAACGCCCTCCCATACCTGGATCACCATGCCGCACATGAAAAAGGGAAACGACTCGATCATCTCGTAATCCACGGCAATCACGGACAGGGTCAAATTACCGATGTCCACATCCGCGATGGAATCCTCAATCAATTTCCGGAACGCCTCGATATTCTGCACCCCGGTATATTCCGTTAAGTTGGCAACGCCCGCGTGGCTCCGGGTGGTGGTATCATGCAGACAGCCCACCACTTCGATTTCGTGGAATTTCTCCCGCTGATGCTGCCCGAACTGCTTTCGTACCGGATACAACACCACATACGGACAGTCATCCTCCCCGGGCGGGTTTCGCGCATCCATCCCCGCATACACCGCGTGATCCGACGAATACGCGATCTGGCACCAGGCCCGGATCACGTCCGATTCGGCCACGGCCTCCGCAAAATCCACTGTCAGGGTGTTGATGTTCATAAAATATAAAGTTTTACGTTTTATGCTTTAGGTTTTAAGTTAAGGATCATTCCGATTTTTGCCTAAATCCTAAAACTTAAATCCTAAAGCGATCATCTTTTTACCAAACCGGTCTTTCATCCCGGATCAAAGACAATTCCCACACCTGCCCGTCTCCTTTGACCGCCACTTCCGTGTCCGGATCTCTAAACACCCGCCAGGACGTTCCGGAGATCACCACCGTGTCCCGGTAGGCCGGGGCGGCCACATCCGACGCTTTCACGATAATCCGCGCCGTGCGGGCATTGTCCCCGTCCGAATTCATCCCAAAATCCACCAGGGCGGGAATGTCGGTTCCGTTGTAGGTGATGGTCCGGGCGAACTCATCCGTATTGAAATGATGCTCGCCCAGATCCTCGGCCATATCGGTTTGAAATGTCATGGTTTTAGGTCACCAGGGTGTCATAAAACAGGCACCCGGCATCCGCGCAGGTGATTTGAGCGTCGAAATACTCGCTGGCTTCAACCACCCACTGTTTTTCCGCGTCCTCCCAGTACCGGCGAACGGTTCGGATGGGACCTCCGGACAATATGGTCCCCTCTTTTCCGGCGTCGCCCTTCCAGTTGAACGTGTATCCGGCAGCGGGCGTATCGATGCTCGGCGCCGGCGGTCGGTAATACAGCAGCGCGGACCCCTTGGTGGCGGTCTCCTCCCACAAATCCACGGCGGTAAAATCCGTTCCCGCCACCACTTCCTCGTCGGACGAATAAATGGAGGTTCCGATGAGCACTTCATCCAGCTCGAACAACTGGGCCAGGGTGGACGGGGTCACGTCCGCGGGCTTGCCGCTGGTGCCCGTGTATTTGATCCGCTCTAAAACGTCATAGGTCTGTTTGCACTGATTGAACGTTTTGGCGTCCATGATCAGCACGTTTGGATACCTGCCGATGAGCTTGCGGATGGTTTCCCTTTCGGTCAGAATATCCTCGATAAACGTGTTGGTGGATCCGTCCGCGTCCGCCACCCAAAGCGCGTTACAATCATTGGACGTAGTCCAGTTGGTATGGGTACAGACCAGATCTGACACGATTTTCTCTTTGGCCAGCAGGATCTTGTCCGTGGCAAACCGCGCGCCGGTTTCCAGCGGCCTGATCACCGCGTCGGCATTGTTTAACAGCTCCACGGGCACCGGATGCCCGAACGCGTATTCCACACATGAATACGTGCTGGAGGAGATGGGATATCCGCCCCGTGCTGCACGGGCGCCGGGTCCTCTGACCTTTGCCTCATTCCGGAACCAGGCCCCTTTGCGAAAAATATAATAATAATCGCTCTGCTTGTTCACCGTGACATTGGGGAACACCCGGTCCGCGATATAGTTCTGGTTCCGGTGCATGATGGATATATTGGTCAGCGCCGTATCAATATGCGCGCTTTTCGGTGTTGGTAGCATTTTTTATCTCCTTTTTTTTGTTATAAAAATGCGTTAGTGTTGTTTGTTTACAAATTTACGACGGTGATGGACTCGGGCTCACCGACGGGCTGACAGAAGCTGACGGCGAAACGCTTGACGATGCCACCACGCTCTTTTCGTCCACGCACAGCACCACGGCACCCACGTCATCCTCGGCGCCGCTGGCCAGAATACAGAACCCTCGGGCCACCGCCCCTTCCGTGTCTTTGGCGGCCTTGCCCTTTCCGTTATCCGCGGCCGCGACATATTCGGCGCAGACCTGTGCGCCCACCGCGATGGCGGCGTTCATCACCAGCTTTGAGGTTCCGTCGATCCGAACCACGGCCACTTCACCGCTGGCCGGCGCGTTCTGCAAAACCCCGATGGGAAATTCAGATCCGCTGTCCAGCATGTCCACGGTGGTATCATTGGCCAAATGCACGAACCGGTACTGCATGGCGGACAAATCCTCGGCGGCCAAAAAACTGATGTCCAGTCCGGTATATTCAATTGCCATGTTGTTCCTCCTTTATGGCACGCTGAGTTCATTCACGCACAGCAGCACGGCGCCCACGTCGTCTTCCGCGCCGGACGCGACAATACACACGCCCCTGGCGATATCGCCCTCGGTGTCCGCTGCGTCTCCCTTGCCGTTGTCTGACGCGCCCACATATTCGGCCTTGACCTGCGTTCCCACGGTCACCGCGTCGTTCATCACCAGTTTTGATGTGCCATTGACCCGGACCACCGCGACCTCTCCGCTCTCCGGGGCGTTCTGCAAAACCCCCACTGGAAATTCCGTTCCGCTGTCCAGCATGTCCACGGTATCATCCGTGGCCTGGTGCACGAACCGGTACTGCATGGCGGACAAATCCTCGGCGGCGGTAAAACTGATGTCAAGTCCCGTATATTCAACAGCCATGATCCACCTCCTTTATTGAACCGTATAAGTGGCCTCATAGGCCGCTTTTAGTTTTGGGTTTTCGGCCATGGCCCGGTCCAGGGCCTCGGGATAGGAAATCTTTTCCGAGGTCATTAACTGGATGGCCTTTTCCGACAGTTCCACATCCGGCGCCTTTTTGGTTTTGGTTTCCATGTCCGGCTCGTCCTGGCCGGCGCTCTCCGGGGCCTGGGCCTCCAGATTCTTGAGCGCGTCCGCTTTTTTCTGCTTTTCCGATTCAAAAAACAGCTTATATGACGCGTCCAGGGTCAGGCCGTCTTTCACCGCGTTTTTGGCGGCCTCGTCGTCCCCGTCTATGCTCAAAATCTGGGTCACCCGTTCACGTTCCTGCGAGATCCCCTTTTCGATCCCCTTGGTTTCCGCGGCCAGCTCGATATCCGCCAGCAGCTCCGGGTGTTTTTGTTTAAGGTCGTCTAAATTCATGATGATCTCCTCTTTTTTAAAATTTTGGATTGTATCTTCGGAAAATATGTCGATGGTCTCAATTGAAAACTTTTCCTCGGACATGGTAATGGCCGCGGTATTGTCATCCGCGCCCAGACTGACAAAACTCACTTCGCCCACCTTGGATTCCCGCCATATTTCCAGCGGTCCTTCCAGTTCCCGGCCATTGACCGTGGCTTTGATTTTTTTGTCTTCCAGCAGCTCCACCTTCGTGGGCCGGACAGAGATGGACGCCTGCCAGGGATATCCCTCATCTGCCAGGGCCATCACTTCCCTCGCGTCCTCCGTGCTCTGGGAAAACCTGCCGGAAATATAAAAATTATCCTCTTTCCACGCGTCCCCGTATCCCACCACCCGGTCCCGGGCGTGCTCTCTTAAAATCGGCATTTTTTCCTTGGTCTGAATCCCGGAAATATCAACCACAATATCCCCGAACCATGACGATATCCTTGCGCCGGTGTAGGCGGTAATTAAAAATTCCCGCGCTTTGTCCCCGGCCTTGAATTCCGAAAGCTCCGGTTTGGAGGTCAGGCTCAGGGCGGACCGCTGATTTTTCGCTTTGTCCCAGTAGGCGTTGCACATGGCATAGGCCTGCTTTGAATCCTCGCCCTCATCCATAACCCGGGCCGTGCACCGCTTTAAATAATCCTGTTTACTCTCGTCGTTTTGGGGTGTCGGCATTGTCTGTATCTCCTTTGTCTTCTAATTTTCCCGAGCCGGACACCCTCACGCCCAGCTCGTCGGCCTTGTCCTGCTCCCGTTTGATCTGCTCCAGGACCTCTTCCCAGTCCCGGCCCTGTCCCGCGGCTTCTTCGGCCAGAGTGCTCAACCCGTAGTCAATAGCCTTCCGGCTGGCTTCCACCTCCTTGACCGGGTCCACCCATCCCCAGCCGCCGCCGATCCACGCGCACCGGGTGTACTCGGACCGTTTTTCGTAAAAATCCGGCGCCTCGAACATCCCCCTGAGATAGGCCTCTTCTAATACCAGGTCATAAACGGGCTGGCAGAACTTTTGCGCGAACCAGTTGCGCCAGGTGGTGAACATGCGCCGCCCTTCCAGCAGCGCCGCCCGGGCCGAGCTGTAATTTGTCTTTGAAAAATCCTTGACCAGGATCTCGTAGGGCATATTCAACGCGATGCCGATATGGCGCAGGATGGTTTCCACAAAACTGGGGAAGGTGTCTCCCGGGCGCTTGGGGTCCACCACATTGATGCTCTCGCCGGGTTCCAGATACCCCACCAGGCCCGGCTCGATCTCCTGAATCCGGTTTCCGGACGCGTCCGATCCCGTGGAAATGTTAAAGGCCGTGGTGTAGGCGTCCTGCTTGGTCACAAACACGGCCAGACACGCCGCCACCCGGGCCGCCACCACTTCAGCCTCTAGATAATCGGCCAGATCCTTGAAATAACCGATCACCGGCGAAAAAAACGGGTATCCCCTGGACTGTCCCGGGCGCTTGGTATGAAACACGTGCAGAATTTTCGGGCGCCCGTTTTTGTCCATGGCGGAAATCTTTACCGTGTCCATGGAATCGGCCTTGCGGATACTGTAGCTCACGGGCTCCCCGCGCTTGCCTTTTTTAATGCCCGTGCCGTCCAGATTGTCCCCGCAGAGCCGGTGAGCCTCGATCAGTTCAATGCACCGCCGGATGTCCCGCCAGGGTTCCGTGCCCATCACCGGCAGGGCCAGTATTTCCCCGTCTTCTATGATTTTTCTTAGCGCGACAAACTGGATCTCGTCGAAATTGAGCCGGTTGCCCGCGTCCGCCCGGGGCGTCCAGTCCTGCCAGATCATTTCGGCCTGGCGGATCAGCTCACGGGCGCGCGTCTCGGTCACGCCCAGATATTCCGAACGAATCCTGGCCTGGGGCTTTAATCCCCGGCCCACGATGTTCAGGCCCATGGTCTCGGTGGCGCCGCTGGCCACCGGGTCGTTCCGGTTCAGATCCCGGCACCGGTCCCTTAACGTGTCCAGCTCGTACAGGTCCGGGGTGGCCGAGTCCGACGGCATCACCCAGTTGTTTCTCAGCCGGCTCATGGACGCGCCCCGGAACTGCTCGGCCATCTGAAGCCGCATTCGGGCGATCATCCTCCGGTTGGCCCGTTCCGGCGCCACTACCGCCACCACACGATCCAAAAACGTTGCCTTTGGCATTTGCGCGCGCATCATGATACATCCTCGAACCGGACCCGGTTCCAGATCCCGCCGGACGTGCCCGCGTCGATCTGCTCGATTTGTTTCAACACATATTGTTCTTCGGCCAGAAGGGCCTGGAGTGAGGGGCGCGACAGGGTGTTTCCCCCGGACGTGCCATAGGAAATGGCCGTGCGCGCCTTGTCCAACGCGCTGCGAATGGAAGTCAGCCTGGCGACCAGCGTCGCCCGCGAGTCGTATGTCATAAAAAAACCCCATGCATGGTGGTTGCTTGTTTTGCAATAACCATATCATGGGGTTTTTGGGAAAACCGTTATCCGACGAAAAAAGGGATTAAAAAGATGAAAAAAGGGGTTAAAAAGATGTTGACAGGGGTAAAACCAGAGGTCAGAGGTCAGAGGTCAGAGGTCAGAAAAAAAAAGGTTTCAGGTGTCAGGTGTCAGGGCTCGCTTTATAATACCATATTCCAAAAAAGAAATGTTTTTCGCACATTTTTCACAACGATCATCTAAATTTTGATCATCATTTAACATATCATAATAAAACCTATCGCCATCTTTAAAAACATAACCACATTTTGTGCATTTTATTGGATATTGATCCATTATTCCTCCCGTTTTTAACCGTGAACCGTGAACCCTGAACCTTCTAACTTTCCTTAATATATTTCGGTGTATCCTTCAAGTATTTATTCCGCTGAAACGCCATCCAGCTCATCAGGTCCACATTCAAGGCCCGCCACGGCCCTTTCCCCTCCCGCTTCCACGCCGGCAGCGCCTCATGCTCGATCAAATGCACAATCTGCCGCGGATCCTCCTTAACAAACCCGCAAATCTGCTCCGCCCCCTTGAGGCACTCAATTTTTCCCGGGATAGGTTTCATCTATAATTTAACGGCGAATAAACACAAATGGACATAAATATTTTCCTTGCCTTGCCTGGCCTCACCATGTTTTTTTTCATTCATCATTCGATGTTGGACGTTCGATGTTCGATGTTCATCTTTTAATAAACCCCTCCCGTTTCTCCAGCCACTTCTCCCTATTAATCCCCCGGCTTCGCACGCCCCGTTTTTGCTGACCTCCGCCTTCCGACCTCTGACCGCCGCCCTTGGGCCAGAACATCATCCCAAGAATATCATGGGCGCACAGGCACAGCACGGCGCAATCCCACAAATGATTATCTTTCCCGGACGGGCATTCCCACACGCCTTTGTCGTTGATGAACTCGGAGGTCATGTGCCGGGCGTAGGCCTCGTTAAATTCCGCGTTTTCGTGCCACGCGCCCGGGTCAGCCGGCGAGATCTCCAGCAGGGTGGAGAGTTCATCCTTGTAATAGTTGGTGTTCACGTTCACGGCTTTCAATCCCCCTGGAATGGGCTTTTTACCGCCGGGAAAATATTCCAGATTGTTCCAGGTGTGAGACTGGGCCATTTTTTGCCGCCCGATGGACGGAAATATCCTGCCCCGGTGTTTTAAACAGAACTGATACACCTCGGACGTGCGATGCCCCAGGGCGTCCTGTATGGCCATGCGGATCACATACACGTTCCCGTCCTCATCCATGTATTGATCCCCCCACAATATCTGCTCCAGCGCCCCCCAGGTGGTCACAAACCCCTCGCGCACGCCCCAGGACTCTTTCACCAGCTCGGCCCCGCCATACCCGAACGCCCGGATCCGGTACCAGAACCCATCATCCTGGGTATCGATCCCCGCCACCAGTCCGACAACCACCCCGCCGCCCGGCACCCGCCCCCGGGGCCGGTCATCGCAAAGCGCCAGGATCTCATCCTCTACCCGCAACACCTCGTAATGCTTCCACGGCACCGCCTCGTCATTGTTCTTAAAATCCTTTAACGCGGTCTTGTCTTTAGTCCCCCGCAAAAACCGCGCCATAATCTCCGACAACCCCACAAAATGCGACAGCCAGCTCGGTATATGAAACCCGATCTTCTTTGGCTGATAAGTCGCCAGATACTCCTCCAGCTTCACCCCCTGCGTTTTTTCATTTTGTTTTTGCCCTTCATTCGACGTTCGATGTTCGACGTTCGATGTTGGATGTTCATCTTTTCCATAACAAACAGCGCCTTCTTTCACATGCCCGACTCGCCACTCTCCATTCAAGACCGCCTCATCCCGCAAATCATCATCCCATTTCGCCCGGCAAATATCGCACTCGTACCAGGCCAGATTCTGCGCCTCGATCACGTTGGGATCCCGCTCATCCTCGGGAATTTTGAAATGCGTCTCATCAAATGTCATATGCTGCAGCGCCCCACACTCCGGACACCGCACCAGGTACACAAACACCACCTGGGCTTCGGTGCGCAGCGCGTCCCACACCGGGCCGGTCTCGATGGTGGGAGAGGAAAACTTCCAGATCTTGCGAAATCCCCGGTAGGTCCGGGTCCGTTTTTCACCCAGGGACATGGGAGACGCCTCTTTTTTACCGGCGGTGTCCGGGTATTTATCGATCTCATCGAATACCACATAAGGCAACGGCTTATTCGCCAACCTTGCCGCGGACCGCGCCCAGCCCATATACACCTGCATGTGCCGTAAATTTAAGCGGTAAAACGAGATATCGTCATCCGTTCCTGTCAAATATCCTTTCAAACGCGGGCTGGTCAGGATCATGTCCGCGATCCGGTCCTTGGAGTTCTCCCGGGCGGTCTGCTCGTCCGGGTAGATATACAAGGCGGATCCGGGCCGCCGGTCCACCGCATACCCGATGCAGTTGTTCACGGCCTCGGACTTTCCCGTCTGGGGCGCCGCGCACACGATCACGGTCTCCACGGACGGGAAAAACGACGCATCCATGACCCCGGCCAGATACGGCGTGGTGGCATTTCGCCACGCCCCTGGGCGACTACTCATTGTCACCACCCGGTACCGTTCCGCCCACCGACTGCACCGCATGGGCCTTTTTTTCCGGAAGATCTTGCGCTCCCCGGCCTTCAGCTTCAGGTGATACTTTTCAACCCACTGAAATTCCGCCGGTATCCATTTCGGATCAACAACTATGGGATGCTCAAATAATTGCACAAGGTTGTATAAGGTTTTTTTATAATATTTTTTTTACAATATTTTATATCTTTCCGGCAGGGTGATTCCTTTCAGGTCGCATCCTCTAAGATCAAGCGAACCGGTCCACTTGTCAATCTTTGGCAGGCGATTTCGCAGGAGAACCATAGCCCTTTGACATTTAATCTTTTCTGAACCGATTTTTACAATATTTTCAACTGCACAAAAATCCAAATCTTTTCCATCACACCAAAAACCGGAGCAATTTTTAGTATTCCCGTGCAATCCACCACCGCAAATAGGCAACGGGTCCCAGTCTGGCGCCTCAGTCCATTCGCCGACCGGACGCCATTGAAATCCTTTATATGACTTCCCATTATTAGAGCGCCTAAGCATCCACATGCCATTTTTTAAAACCTCATCTATTTTTTGATTAATCTCTTTCTGTGACAATAGCCTCATTTATACCCTCCTTTCAGTTCCACCTCGATTTCTTCCATTTTTGCAAACTCACCAAACAAATCCTCGGTCTTTTCCACCAAAAACCCCACCAGAGCCTGAGTGTGCTTGAAATTCCCCTCCACAAGCTGGATAATATCCCTGGCCGCGTTCCGGAACACGTGATTTAACCCGGCCATGAGCGCCCCGGCCTTGATGGCCTGCTCGGTCTCCACCTGGTTTCTATCCAAAAGATTCTTTTTCAGCACATCCAGCTTAATAGTCATATCTTCCAGCTTGGCCGCCAGAATATCCACTTCCCGTTTTTGCTTTTTGCGCTGCAGATCGGATGACTCGACCTCATAGGACAACTGGTCCGGCTTGACCAGCCCGGCCCTGGACACATACGCCTTTAAATCCGCCTCGGTCACGGACCCGTCCGCCTGCAGCCGGCACAGCCCGGCCTTGCAGTCATTGTAAAACTTGGTCTGCCCGATCTTGTACCCCAACCGCTTCAAATACTTGCGCGCCTCCAGCCGGTTCTCAAACGACGGCTCCCGCCGCCCCGCCACATACTCCTCCAGCATCTTGGATGCCTTGTCATACGCCTCCAGGTTTGCCTTTGACGCCTCCTTCTCCAGCGCCACCCGCGCCTTTTCCTTGGCCCCCTCCAATAATTTCAGATCGTCATCGACCATTAAAATTCTTCCAACTCGATAATCAGATCGATTTCATGTTTGATTTTTTGCAGATCAACCGCACCCTTGCCGCCGGGGACATTAAACCGGCAGATCCGCTTGACAATACACCCCTGCAGAAAACTTAACTTGTTTTTCGTGATAAACTCCACCGGCTGTATTTTAAAATTCTTATAATGATCCCCACCCACCTGCACATCCAGCGCCGTCATATTTCATACCCTCCAAACATCTAACCTTCTCACCTTCTTATCTTCTGATCTTCTATTCTTTTACGCATCCATTCTCTCATTCGCTTGGTCTCCACCGCCACCGCTACCTCAACAAACGGCAGCATCTCATCCGGCTCAATGATCAAATAAAACCGGAATATCCAAACCTTAAAATAATACTCCCTCTGATTTTTCATTTTTCATTGATCCTCGAAAACATTCTCGTTTCCATTATTGTTTTTCCCATTTAGATCACCCCCATCTTTTAATGCAAAATATTACCGCCAAATTTAAAAGCCCGGCAGAAAACCAGTACAACCCGGATCCAACCCGCCCGCACACAAACAATGGCACCGACGCCGCAAAACTCTCGATCATAATAATAATCGGCAGTATATTTAAAAATTTATCCATATAACGTTAAGAATGAGCAGGGGGCGCTAACCCCTTCCCACAGTTGCCACATGTAGATTTTATATCCTCCGAAAAACAGAAGGGGCAGCAACCACCATTTGTAGCCCCTCGGCTCGATTCTGGGGTTATATCCGGGTAGTGCTGTCTAATAGAATCTTTGAGGACATCAACAATGTGCTTTCTTTCAAGTGATGACTTTTTAGTGCACCCATTAAGCCATTCAATATCCTCTTCAATTAATCTTGTATAAGCGGCCTTATTTAATTTCATTGGCATTTGATTTACCTCCAAGGATATAACAGTGTTAATAGACAGAAAACTTTCCATCTATCGTGATATTAATCTAAAATAATATTTTTTCCGGTAATCGTTCCCGCCGGGTGCGCACACACAAACCGAAGCACCTCTGGCGTCAAAAACACCAGTTTCGATATATACTGATACATTTCCCAGTGCTGCTGCTGCCACTTCAACGGCGCCGCTAAAAACGTGCGTTTTGCCGTGTTGTGAATCACCACTGGGTGCTGTTTTAGCAACCCCGCCAGTTCTTCCACCCCTCCAATTTTCTCACCTTCTAATCTTCTCACCTTCTTTTTTTTATCTATAACAGGTTCCATCACCGCCGCCTGTTTTTTATTGTCCAAAAGCGATCCTCCAACCCCCCACGCCGGCGGAAGCCCGGCGCTGATCCACGCCCGAATATCCACACCGGCCTGAAACGCCTCGCCGGGATCGCCGCCCTCGGGCACCGGCCACAGTTTGGCCTGGTGAAATTCATCCTTCCACCACCGCATGGCCTTTTCACCGGCCCCGTCAAAATCCAGCGCCACCAGGATCACCGCCGCATTCCGCAACATTTCCATTAAGTTTTCATCCGGCTTGGCCGCCGACGACCCCAGGGCCAGCACCGAACACATCCCGCCGCTCTGGCAGTGGCACATAATCCCGTCCAGCTCCGACTCCACCACCAGCACCGCCGCCGGTTTCTCGCCGGTGATCCACATCATGTCCATATTCGACCCGGGAATCACATAATACCTGGGCGGATTCTCCTCCGGCCGCCGGATCCGGATTCTTCTGACCTCTGATTTCTGACCTCCGACCTCTGGAATGACAATTCCCCTGGGGATCCACAGCCGCTTTTTCACCATCTTGCCGAATTTGTTTTCCTTCATCTCGGTGGGCAACCCCCAGGCCTCCCGGGGCCGCCACAGATCCCGCCCGTCTTTCCCTGGATTCCATCCCAACCGCTCCGCAGCCGCCCGATCGATCCCCCTGGCCGCCAGCCAGTCAAGCTGCTCGGCATTTTCCATTAATTTTCCATGCGCCCACTTGACCAGCTCCCCGGCCTTTTCAACCCACACCTCCGGCGGTAATTCCGCTTTTTTTTCTTGTTTTTCCTGACATCTGACACCTGCCTGCCCCGTGAAATGCGTAGCCGATTTCTCTGGGGACACCTGACACCCGGCGCCCGACACTTTCGGCGTTCTATATTTCTTATCTTCTAATTTAATATCCAGACTCGCACACGCCTCCGGATAACTCATCCCGTCAAACGCCATTAAAAACGTGACCCGGTCCCCGGCAGTATCGCACCCCCTGCAGAAAAAAGATCCCTGGCCGCCATCCTGCTCCGGCCAGATCCGAAACCGGTCCTCCCCGCCGCACCCGGGGCACGCCCCGCAATACTCCCCCCCATGCGTGGACGCCACTTTTTTACAATCCAGCCCCTTCGACCGGTATAAATCGAGCACATTCATGCGTTTTTATCGTCCATTTTCTTTTTTTTATTATTATTAAATACTTACACACACACATTCTTTATATTTGGACCATAGAGGGGCTAATGCGCATAAAAAGAAAAAAACAGTTTCTA